CTAAACAATCCCCGTTGATTAACTTCATATATATATATCGGTGATTTTAATTTTAATTTTTATACTTATTAATAGTATATGAGTTATTCAATAACCAAATATACAAAAGACAAAGCCAAAGCATTAGGAGTTCAGGTAAAGAAAAGCACTAACAAGAAAAAGAAAATAGATGTATTTAAGGATAAAAAGAAAATAGCCTCTATAGGAGCAATAGGCTACGGAGATTACCCTACATTTATGAAGACAAAAGGTAAGGAGTTCGCTGATAAAAGACGAGCAGCCTATAAAAAAAGACACCAAAAAAATAGATTAAAAAAAGGAACTAACGGATATTATGCAGATAAACTTTTATGGTAATTAGGTAAGAGAAAATACAGAAGGCATAGCAGTATCATCATTTCTCGCTCTATCTTTTGCTGCTTTATCCTTAAAGTCTTCAGGTTTCTTTTTATCAGGTAATATCTGCGGCGTTTCAAACATAGGTATTCTTTTCTGAATCTTATAAACTATTGAAGTTCTATCATTAACATCAGCAGGAGTTAGATCAGGGTTTAAAATCTGCGTATTAATACCACTTATAACATACTCTTGAGTTGCTGTAAATGTATAATCAGTAGCAAAACTAAAAGCAAAATCTCCTGATGTATAGGCTCTATTACATATTGCTACTATATTAGATGTAGAACCTTGATTTTCACTATGAAATTCTATACCACCTATGATGTCGCTATGAATTAACCAAAAAGGAAAAACAAGTTTTTGAGGTAAATTAGTTGCATAAATAGTAGCACTTTCACTTGAAGAATTACGATTAGGAAAGCCATTTAAGAAGTTAAGACCAAAATTAGGATTACCATTAGAATTATAATCAAAATTTAAAGCCATAGCACTATCAATAAGACTATTAGTAGTAAGAGGTGAAGGATAAAATTGAGGAAAAGCAGAGGCTATACCATTAGAATAATATTTACTATTAAAATTAACTTCAGGAAAGCCGAACTCGTTGAATAGATAATTATATTCAAATCCAAATCTATCTAATAATGAACCCTTATAAGCACTAACTCGTTCTCTTGATGTTAAAGTCTTCAAGTAAGTAATAGGAGGAGCGTTTAAAATATTATTATGAGATGTCGGGTATAGCCCAACATCTTGTAGTCCTATACCACTTATAGCACCAGTATATTCAAAATAAGGAATATATTTACCTAAAGCAGCAGCAGAACTATCATCTTGATTAGCAGGATTTATAAAAAAGTTAATTGTTTTATTATATTCATTTACAGCAACACTTCCAGCAGGATTAGGAGCAGTATTAGGAGAAGAAGAGGTAGGAGCATAACCATTACCAGTATATTTCTTCCAGTGTAAATCTTGAAAGCCAAATCTTCCTCTATTAGGTTCAAATAAAAATAATGCATTAGGAGATCCGACTTGAATTTCATAAATCCAATCACCAGGTTCAACAGAAGTAGCAGGGTCATATACTTCAGGATCAGCGGCAGTTAATTTATCTACTTCAACCTGCGTATTAGGATTTAATAATTGTATGCATTGATTATTAAACTGCGTCATTCCTACATCTACTAATAAATAATTACCAGCCCTTATAGGAACATCAGGAGGAGCAGGAACAGGTAAATTTTTAGCGTTCATAGTTAAACCTATTACATATTCATCAGGAACTCCAGCACTTCCATCAGCGTTTTTACCATCAATCCTTACAGCACATATATTCAGATTAAAATATTTTGCTACACCATAAGGGTCTAAATTACCAATTCCTCCAACAATTAGAAGAGGAGCATCAGCATCAGCAAGAAAAGCCTTATAAGGTCTATTAGTATTAATAGAAATATTAGGAGCAGCCGCACCAGCAGTCTGCGATTTACCTAAATATCTTTTATCCCAAAAATCCTGTCTAAAATATACATTTAAACTTTCAATATTAGTATTAGGAGGAGGAGTTGCTCCAGCAGGTAAAGGAGCAGCAAGAGTAGGATCAGGAACAGCGGCGGCATTCCAAGTAATAGGAGACCATAAACCTTGTTGAGTATTAGAAAGTGAAGTAGGTATAAGATAATCATTACTTCTTCCTGACCTTAAACTCCATCTCATTTTAGGTTGAACTCCAGCAGTTTGAGCCACATATTCATCACTATTAGAAAATTGTCCTCCCGCTTCATAAGTAGATTGAGAAAAAATAAATTTCTGCAACATCTCTACATTAGCAATATTCCACTCTAAATTAGTAGGTATAACATAACCATCTTCCCATATATTTTGAGTTCCAGGTGCGTTAGTTTCTAAATCATATAAATTATAAACCCACCTCTGATCGGGTATAGATTTTTGAGCCGCTAAACCAATAAGAGGATTAATAACTTTACGACCTAATAGAGGAGAATTAGCAGCGGGTTTAGCAGAATTAATTAACCGAGTTCCATATTTCCAAAGATAAGGATTTTGAGTTGCAATAGCAGAATATAATCTTTCAGGATTAGGAAAATTAGGATTAGAAAAATTAACTGAACGAGTTATTACCACACCATTACGAGACGATACAGATGCTTGAGTATTTTTATTTTCATTAGGAGGAGGATTAGAAACACTATTACCATCATTTTCAACTACATAAGGTTGAGGAACTATAGGAGCATTTACTCTTGAATTTATTGATGATGAAGTTGAATGTAAGTCAATACTTTTCAGATCTTCTGTTATTTTTCCTGCAAGATTAGCAGGATTATCATAACCAATATCAACTTCTATAGGAATTTCTGATTCTACAAAATCCCACCAAGCATCAGCAGGTAATCTTGAAGTTGCTGATTGAGTTCCACCTACAAAATCTAATAAATAATATCTTCTACCTGATTGAGTTGCTATAATATCAGGACTTTCCCATCTCGGGCAGATTAATTGAAACCTTACATCAGGCGGACTTCCATTAAAAAATCCATATTGTTCCTTACCTGCTATAGTATTAACTTCAAGACCAATATTACCCATATCTCCGCCTCCTGATGTAATAGCCAAAGGCATAGCACAAGTGTATTCATAATTATGATGAATATAAAATGCAGTCTTTAATACAAAACGATTAGTTGAATAATTATAATTTAATTGTTGAGAGGGTATTTCTATTATATTTGCTCCAACCCCTATTGAATTGACTGCTATTTGCTCCACAGAAATTTCATCACCAGGTTCTATTTTTATTCCATTAGCAACTCTACATAAAAATCTTCCGTTCTCATCTGATACAACTGCTTTCTCTTTAGAACAATTAACCAAAATTGTATTCATTTATATAATAAGATAATATAAAAATGAATTAATAATAAAACTCTAAAGTTAAAATAATTTATTCTATCATATTTACAATACCATTAGATATGTTAAGAACTCGTTCAGTTGTAATAAAATATCTCAAAGTCCAATCCTGAATCTCTTCACCAGCAGAAACAACTCTTTCTCTACTCCATATCATAGGAGTATTAGACATTCTTACACCTTGATTAGCAGCATTAGCGATTTTAATACCAAGCCAATGCATAAGTCCGCCATCTTGCTGATCTAAACCATTAAAGGTTCTATCAGTAATACCTTCAACATTAGTTCCACCTGTATTAGGTGCTTGAATAAGACCCCTTTCACTAAACATAGAATAGTTAATGTCGGCGAGTTGAAGAGGAACACCCTCAACTTGATTAGTTTCACTAAACTGAAGAGAACCATTTTTAATAGCAATAGCATAAAAAGGCTTACTATCAATCGTTAAGTTCATACTTTCACTTGAGTTAAGACAATCTTGAGAATTATAAATTCCACCAAGAACATCACCTTCATCTGCTCCAGTTCCTAACTGCGACTGCTGAACTACAGATTTAACTCTTTTACCACCTAAAGGTAAAAAGGTCTCAATTCTAACTATATCTCCAGCGTTCCAACCAGGAGGAGCAGGAGCAGGAGGCTGCGGGTGTTTATCATTATTATAAGCAACTTGAACTTCATCATAAACTAAATCATAACCACCTTTTCCATTAATTTCATTACCTAAAGCACCAAGTAATTCAGGATAAAACAAAAAGTCAGCCATAATATAAGTATCTGCTTGAACGAATGATGATTTACAAGGAACTGCTGCTGCAACAAGAGTATTATTTCTCATAATTCTTGTATTAAGTTCATCTTTCTGAAATTCAATAGTTAAACTGACTTCCTGCCTGATCGCAAAAAGAGGAAGCATTACTCCCCGCATCATAGGTATGAGTTGAGATAAACTTAAAACCCATTCAGGACTTTCTTGAGCCGATTTTTTTAAATGATACTTATTTTGAGTTTTATTATTTCCTGCAGCAACAGATTGAGCCATAGGATTAGAAAAACGACCTACTTGTCCGTAAGGAGCAGCAGGAGGATAGGCACTTGAGGCACTTCCTAAAAAGACATCATCACCACCCATTTTAGGTTTAGCAATACCTTCTCTATATTCATTTGAATAATGAGTTCTTTTCCAAGTAAGGAAATGTCCTACATCTTGTAAAGTTGCAACTCGTCTTCCACCTATTTCTAAAAAGGCTCTTGAAATTGCGGAGGCTGCCCCTGTAAATGTAGGCAAAAAGCAAAATTCATCAGCACCAAAAGCAGCACCATCACTTCTTTCTGCTGTTAATTTAAACTTGAATTGAGAATTACTATCCAAAATCCCTTTACGAGGAAATACGAAACGGACAGAGGATTGAGAAAAAGAAACAGGATAGATCAGATCTGTTTCTAAACGCTGATTTTCAGGTCTTTCTAAAACATCGGTTCTTAAGACTGGAGGTAAAGAGTTTCCACTTCTACTCATTTTATATAATATCTAAATATTTAAATTTTAAATTAAAAATTTTAACTTAACTTTTTAAAATATTTTTATTAAAGAATTCCTTAATAAAAGTATAAGATTTTATTAATAAAAAATAAATTGCTGTATATACCCTATAAAAACAAAAAAGTTGTAAAATAGAGCCAATAAATAATTTTTGCATAAGTTATAATTCCCATATATATTACCATAATAAATTATTTTAATTCATAATTGAAACTTGTCCGTTTCTAAACATAATTGTATTCTTATGACGAACAAAGCAGAAAAGAGAATGAGGTGCTAAATTAATTCCATTAGTAGGACGAGTTTGAAAGCGTAAGCCGAGAGGAGTATTTTTAAAGTTGAGACCATTTTGCGTAATATGGTCGTAAGAAACTCCAACATTCCAAGCATTTTTAGCATCATTTTCAGTCATAGATGATTGATATTTAGCAGGAACAACCACACCACCAACGCTTCTATCAAGTGATAATTCTGTTCGTAAATCCTTGAGGAATGAACTCATAGCCCATACATTTCTAACAGCATTAAGTTCCTCAAAATTCTTTTGAGATGTAGCAACACCTTGTTCCTGCTCTTCTTCTGTATTAACCTCAAAGTCAAGAGGAATACGAAGACCACCTTTAGTAAATGTTAATTCTTGAAGGTTGCATTGATTTTTAAGAATTCCAGCAGCATTAGCCTCAAGAGGTTGAACCGCCCAATTACTATTATAGTTATAATTGTTAATAAACTCTGAAGGAATTAAATTCATAATTGTCCCCAAAGTCCTTGACTTGTTAATATTGAGAACTGCATTTGTATCAGTTGATTGAACCACCTGATAAAAGGAACTATAAGCATTATATTCCCAAGCACCCGAGTTATTTGAGACCATAGCAGCCTGTCCGTCAGCGTCAGGAACTTCAAGTTCATAACTCATATTAACATCTCTTAACTGATAAAAAGCACCACTTCCAGCAGTTCCTCCAGTAGAAGTTTGATTATTCCAGTAATTATTACCACATACGAATAGATCTGAAGCCAAAGTTAATGTAATTCTTAAACCTCTGACTAATTGAAGGTCTATAGGATTTCCCTGTAAAAATCCTGCTTGAAGAGGAATACTAAACTGAAAAGGATTATCACACTTTTTACCCTGCTGCTGTTCCTTACCATTAGCACCATAACCAATATCAACTCCTCCACTTAAATACGACTGAATTCCCTCTTGTAAAGGAATAAGAGAGGCACATAAACGATTATAAGATTTAATCTGCTCGTATGTTGCACCTTCTAAATTTTGAATTGTTAAAAAATCAATACAAGAACTTACACCAGTTCTCGGGTCAATAAATACATCTGTTCCAGTTGCCGCACCAGCACCATTTACACCATTAACAGCAGTATTATTAGCAGGACGAGTTGTTGCTGTAAGTAAAGTATCAAAAATACCATTTACTCTTACACTTTTCCCGTTAAGTATCGCAGGGGTCATAGGAATATCAAAAACCAATTGATTAACACCTCCTCTGAAAGAAAATACACCATTTCCTTGATTTGTAGGGTTGATCTGAACTAATCTTCGTCTTGAACTCATTATATATTTTATATACATATTTTTTATTTTTAAATTAATTAAAGATTTTAACTAATTTAAATTATGATTAACTCTAAAGTTCTACACTTAATCCAACTTTATTAACTCTGATTCTCCTTAAGCCATAGATGTAAGAAGTAAAAAGTTTATTTTCGGTAGGAGGCTCACTTGTAGAATATTCACACTTAAGAGATATATTACCATCAGCAGCAAGATTATATACACCTCCATATTTAGCAAGAGGACGAGCCATTAAAAATTCTTTACCCTGTTCGTTAAGATTTCTAACAGGAAGTCGGGCAGTTGCTAAAGATTTTTCTATTTCCCAAAGAGCAACTTGCTCGTTAAGAGAAGGACTTTGAGATAATCTTCCTAAATCTACCTTACGAGTAGGTTGAGATTGTCCGTTTATAATGTAATTATAGTTCTGTATATGGTCTAAAGTTGTAGCAAAATTATCAACAAGAACCGAGTTTGCTACTGCCTGATTTTGAGGAAGTGTAATAATAGATACAGCCCTCTCATTCAAAGTCGGTAAATTTATTTGAGCGACGACTTCTCCCGCATTTACATTATTTCTATAGGTTTCTGCGGTCATAAAATCATATTCAGCACCTTCATCACTCATAGTTGCCCTCTGAAGTCCATCAACATAGGATTTAGGAGGTTGAGCCGTCTTAAGAACTAACTCAATATCTTTAAGTTCGTATTCACACTCGGCAATAGCAGCGGTTTTTGAAACTCCACACACTCCTCTCATCTCAAAACCAGCAGGAGGGGCAGCAGCAAAGGCAGGAATAACATCTTTAGCAGCAACAGGAACATACTGACCTGTAGCACCGCCTACATTTGTTTGAAGAGCAGCAGGAATAGCACCAAGAACAATATCAACAGCGTTAGTTGCAGCATTATAAGTTAATGAAGCAATAGTTCCAACGCAGACAAGATCAGGAGCGGTCGGACCAGCAGGGTCGCCAGTTGTATAACAAAAGAAAGGACGACCAACTAAAAGGTTAGATGAACCTGTAAGACCCATAAGAGAATTCATAGCCCTATCATTAGGAGCAAGAGACCTTGCGGCAGGAGCAACAGCAGCAGGAGCAAGTGAAGTAGCAAAAATACTTACAGCAGTCATAGCAACACCAACACCACCACCGACTTTAGATTTTACTGCAAAATTATTAATTGAAGGAACAAAAGCAGCAGGAATAGTTGCTCCAGGAGGATTAGCAGCACCAGTCGCTTGAGCCTCATTAGACATAAGACCTGCTTCACTCCATATTTCAAGACATTTTTTTGCTAAATTTGTATCAATTTCAACCTGAAGTCCTTGAGTTAATGCAGCGGGGAACATTCTTTTAGACATAGTTCCTAAAATACCTGATGATAAAGGTAAGACAACTTCCAATTCATTAGGATTAGCCAGGATTGTTGTTCCATCAGTTTCAGGAGCAGAATTAACTACACCAGTATTAGCATAACCATTACCTAACTGACTTGCGTTAAATACTGCGGAAGTTTGTTTTTCTGAAGGAAGGAGATTATAAAAACCTTCTTCAACAATAGATTCAGATCCTTCTAAAAGGTCTCGTTTATGTTTAACAGAATTATTTTCTGTATAATGATATTCTTTAGCAAGTCTGTCTGCATAATTTTGTAAATTTTCTAAAGTATGAGTTTGAGTTCCATCGTAAATTCTCATATTATTAATTACTGACTGAACTCCTATCTTCTTATGAAAGCGATAAATAGATGAACCTCTTACCTTAACTTTCATCTTAAGGACACTTTGACGAGGGTCTATGAAACTCATAAAAGGAGGAACAGAAAATCTGATCGTCTCACCTGATTTATAGGCGAGTTGATTATCAGAAGGAACAAGAGTAGATTTACTTGTAATAGTATTTTGATACTGCGAGGCGGAATAATCCATTTTATATAATATCTAAAGATTTTATTTTAAAGTTTAAATATTTAAATTTTTTAACTTAATATTTTTATTAAAGAATTCCTTAATAAAAGTATTAGATTTTATTAATAAAAAATTAATTTGCTGTATATACCTCATAAAGAGACAATTTACCTACATAATTTAGAAAAATACAATATAACCCAATCTTTTTAACCGAGTTATGATAATATGTAATTTTATTTCATTACGAATTTGCTCTAAATCAATAGACATTCTATATATATTTAATTATTTATTTCTTTTTTGAACTACTCCAAGAGGCTGCTGCTTCTTTGAATGTTTTACCTTTCTTCATCTCTTTCTTAATATGTAAGTTATATTTAGAAGGTTTCCTTTTACCTTTTGTTTTCTTTTTAGGTTGAGTTGAAGGTTCAAAATCTACTTGAGAATTTTCTGCTTTTACATCTTTACCTGCTGATTTTTTAATATCTCCTTTACCTCCCATATAATCTTTTTTACCAGGTTTAGTTTTAGAAGGTGCATCTTTAGTTCCTGCTTTTTTCTTCATTCTTGTATTAGCAGGAATTCGTTCGGTATATCGTTTAGAGATGACTTGTTTATGAGTTAATACATCACCACTTTTCTTTTTCTTTACATTAAACTCCTTAAGTTTATTCTCTAATTGTTCTGCAGACATTTTACTGATTCCAGGAATAGTGCGAGGTTCATCTTTAGTTCCTTTGATACTTCTATTAAAGGCTACTAATAATTTACGGGCAGCACCTTTACTTAAATAATGATCTGATCCAACTTGAACGGGCATTCTTATATATTAATTACAATAAAATAAATGTAA